GCCAGCCCCAGATCCTGCATGATTCGCAGGAAACGCTGCACCGTGCGGTCAACCAGTTCGGTCTGGAGCCTGCCGAAAGTCGCGTGCTCTTCCATCATTAAGTCTCGGTCATCAATCGCGATTTCTGTCGCTGACTTGACCGGGCCTTCCGCACGACGCAACGAGTTCAGAAACGTCAATTTGATGTTTTCCTGCAACTGCGTGAGTATCAGGTTGGCGACATTGAAGTCACCAGAGCGTTCGATAGCCTTGAGCGTTGGATTGACGTTCGAGTTACTACCCACGGGTAGGATGATGTTCGGCTTGATCCTGGCCGTGTACGGGTTGAGCACACCGTCAGCCACGCCGGTCCACGCCCCCGAAACAGCCAGCGCCGCATTGCGTAGCTCAAATTCCACAACCTTGTTGGCCGTCAGGACATCGGGTAATGCAGCCATCGCCGGTCCACGCCCCAATACCTCGCCAGGGATCTTGTCGTCACGAAAAACAACCCACGGATTTGCGCCCGGCCCTTGCCCATTTACCTGTGCCCAGATTAGTTGTTTCTCTTCCTCGGCGATCAGGAACGAGACATAGACATCCTCTTTCGGTGCGTACAGCGAACCTTCGATGAGCTTCGGTTCGTGATCAGGCTTGTTCTTGCGCATCGCCTCCCACTTCGCAGGGAAGTCCACACCCGGATATGCGCGATCCAGCACGCCCAGCCGAATTACTGGCGCTCGCCACACGTTCTCAATCAGTCCGCTCGGCCCTTCCTCAAACCGCAGCTTGTCCATCGTTTCTGCCGTACACACAAACGGCTTCTCGATCGTTCCCGCCTCTATCTTCATGGCGCCGGTCGATACCGACATGTCCCGAGCAGCTTCTGGCACGATCTGGTAGAAGTTCGAGTGATTGACGAAGCGGAACATGTCCTCCGTCAACTTCTCTAGCCCCTCGGTTATCTGGTCAGCAGCAGGATCATTCTCGTAATCGGTGCCCGGAACCAGCATCGTCCAGTGCGACCACGCTGGCATGAGCGTGGCAAGCAACCGAGACACGTAACGCTTGGATGCCAGGACTGCGGTGGAATCGTATATGTCCTTGTGCCGGCTGGTGCCAGCCTCTTTGCGAAAGAAGGTATCGCGGTTCGGTGCGGTGAATCTGAAGCAGTCATGCAGATAGCCTTGCCACTGCTCCATCTTGGAGCCGGCCCGCTGGTATCGCTTGATCAGCGTACCGGTATCGCCGAGTTCTGTGGGTAGTGAGTGCGTCACAGGGAACCGACGCTGACCATTGACTGCTTGGCAACCGGTATGCCGGTGGCATCACCGGACATCAAGGATATCTTGCCGGAACGCGATCTACGAAGAGCCTGGAGCTTGCGCCGCTCAGTGGCCTTTACCTTGTCGTACTCATCCAGTTGAAGCTGTTGGAGCCTCTTCTGTTCCGGGCTTGCCCCGCTTCCGCCACCACCGCTCATGCTTTCGTGTCACCAAGTAGTTGAACAACTGCCGCGGCGTGAATACAAACGGTGCGCGTATTCCGAGCACTGCCTTGCACGCCTCCGTGCAGGTTGCCGGCGCAAGCATGAGTGGTGTGCGTACTCGTTGCTTGTTGACCGGAACCTCAACATGGACTGCCGTATTACCAAGCACGACCAGCTCCACGTCACCTGAATCTATCAGCGGCAATACCTCGATAGCCACATGGGTCAAATCTGGCCGCATCCGTATCCAGTTAAAGCCATCCCACCACACGACATAGCAGTGTCCATACCCCGGATGCAGGAACCGTGTGAACCACTGGTTGACCTCGGCATCGGTAAATACAACGTAGTACTCCTGTGTGTCCATCAGTCCAGCGGGCTCCAGTCCTGTTTCATCTCGACCGGTGCGGTGAATGGTTTGACCTTCACATCCTCGAACATCCAACCGCGCATATTCACTGACATATTCAGGTATGCCGATACGCTGTGGCTCGACCAGTCATGCAGCGGTCTGTCCTTAAATGTCTGCAATTTCTCATCGTACTGCCTGGTTGATGACTCCAGCGCATCTAGCAGCCCATTCAGGCTCGGCTCGTCGTATTCGTACTCAGTCTCATTGATAAATACCTTCGGGAATACCGAGCGCGCCGCCTCCATCTGGTCAGGAAGCAACGTATTCGGTGTGACCTCGAACCGCCATTGGTGATCTTGAAGGGCAATCTCGCGCCGGGTACGTACTCTGTGATCGGTGTAAACCCGCTGCTCGATATCGTGAGGACCGAAGTGCTGGCCGAACGACACGCTGAACACCTTGGCCCAGTCCTTCAGCACCTTGAAGTAAAACGGCATACCCTTGTTGCGGTTGCAGTAATGCCCAACACAACGGACCTTGCCCTCGGTTGCTTGAACCATCACGATGCTGTTGCGGTCACTGACGCCCAGATCCCAAAATGTATGAACCTCAAGTGCAGGATCTGGCGGGAAATGCCCAACTCGGCTTTCCTTTTTCATCAGTGTCAGTTCATCGCCGAACAACGCCCCATCGTTCATCGCATCGAAGTCGCAGTAATACTCTTGCTGCACCATGCCTTCGGACATTCCCGAGCCCCGTTCTTCCTGAATCATCGCAGGAGTAATCACAGGAGACCCATCTGGCCGACGCGTGTCATCAACCGTCATGCACGAAAAGAACCAGTTCGGGTTCTTCCTGGCCATCTGCGCCATCTTGTAGCCGTGATTGCGCTGCCTGGCAGTGAAAATGAACGCAGCCCATCCCTCGTTTTCAGCAAGAATAGGACGCAGGTAGTTCCACGCCATCGGATCGGCTACAGAATATTCCGAGTAAATTGTTCCAATCGGGTTGGACCCAATCAATGCATCGTAGTTATCCGACCCAACGCACTGCCACATCGAGCCATTCTTGAGTTCGATCAGCATCTCGGATTTGTTGGTGTTAGCGCGCATCTCATGCGGGAATGCCTGATCGATCATCCTGCGGCCCATTCGATCGATGCCGTTCCAAACTACTTTGCGAGCTTGCACCTGCGTTGGCAGCATGTGCCAGTACAGTCCAACACGCTTCTGCGACTCAACAGCAGCGAGATTAAGTCCGAATGAATCCTTCCCGCCACGACGGTGCCAGACAAGGCAGAACCGATTAATGCCACGCATTCGCGCATCCCACGCCGGTTGCTGATACTCACGGACTGACCAGTTGTTCGGCAGCGTGATGGTTGTCATCAGTCAGCCTGGTCGCCCTTCCCAGACTCGTTGAGCACGATGGTTACGCTCCCGCCGCCAGCCCCGCTCTTATCCTCATTGAATGCGCCGTGATGTTTGCCGATAAGCTCAAGGGATTTATTTGCAACGGCAAGTTGCTCAAGATCGACAGCCCTGTCATGGTTCTTTGCCAATTCCTTGATGACCCACTCTGCGCTGGTTTTGGTCTTTTCTGCGCGCTCATTCATTGCCTTTTCGATAGCTTCAGCGATATCAGGTTTTGACAGGTTTTCTGAACCAATACGATTCGCCGTCTTCTCGCTATACCCCGCACGAATAGCCGCCTGAGTTGCGTTCAGGTCTATCAGGTATTCCTGTACGAATGCCTGTTGTTTTGGAGTCAGGGTGCTCATGCCGCTTTACGCATTCCCGCCCGCCGGCATATTGATCAATTCCTGACGTGTCTGGTACAGCCAGTGCCGTGCAACCTGTCCTCGGGTCGGGTCTCCACAGTCATGGACAGCTTCATCCTCGATCTGCTGGAACAGCCCCATGATCTGCTCGTGCTGCCACAATGCATCAATCAGCATTTCCCTGAGTGTTTCCAGGCATTCCCACCATGTAGGGAATTCCCCGGTTGCCATGCTCTCGACTGCTTTAGCGATCAACGCGCCAGCAATTCGCCTGTCTGCCGCACTCATCGTGGACTCACCAATAACCTCACCATCAGGGCCGAGTATCTTTGAACTGGCCGCGCCTCCAAGGTCAACCACGTTGCCGTTCTTGCGGTGCTTTTCAATCCCCGCCTTGGCAACGCGTTCGACCCATTCCGGATCGTTCACATATTTGCGCTTGGATTTACTCACCGAGCCCGGCCTTCACCCACATCAAGCACTCGGCCAGTCGGTCACCGGCATTCTTTTTGCTTTTTGCTTCGATCCAGCCTTCGACCTCGGCCAGCTTATCGAGTGCCTTTGACATCTCGCCGGCTTTCATCGTCACGCCGCTGGTGCTTTGTGCCTTGGTGATTTTCCGGTGCAGATCATTTATGGCTCCGGGTATGTTGTCGCCCTTCTCAGGCTTTGCCATACGTCCGATCTGTTCGGTCAGTGTCTCGACAGATGCTCCAATTGATTCACAAACCTGTTCATACTTTTTCATCCCATCACCCCGCGGTTGTTCTGTTCCATTCTGAGTTTGGCCTCGAGCCTTCGCGCTGCCTGCTTGGGCCGTTCGTTGCCGTGCATGGCAGTGAATTCAACGTCCATGTCCAGCAGTGTGTTCGATGCTGCCTGCGCTCGACGTATCCATTCCTCGTCTGTCTCAGGTGCGGGAGGATCTTCACCGGCCCGCACCGCGTAGACCGGTTTGTTGAAATGTTCTTCATTGAGCCATTCAGGCGCGAGAGCGGGTTCGATCTGCTCCAGTCCGGCCCATCGTTTCTGGTGCTGCGCTGCTTTGAGGATCAGAGGATACAATCCAACCATCTCGTTATTGCGCGTGTTTCGCTTTTCCAATGCTGACCAGGCGGTGCGGGTTTTAGCGTCCGTGCCGTCTGCGCCAAACAGCCGGCAGAACGTGACAAAGCGGCCAGTACCTTCCATTTCTTCGATGTCTTTGGCGCTAAATGACTCGAATTCGATCAAGCCGTCTGACTCATCCAGCGGGGCTATATCGCTCGATAACCACTTACTTGCCGGATCGTCCTTCAGTTTCTCGCTGACCGGACGCTCATCGTCTTTGAGCGGCTCGACCTGCGTGATGATGCCCTTCTTCTTCAGGCCACTGATCGCACGCTTGCGGGTGCTATCGGACCCCTTGAGGTTTTTTGGGTCAACGCCATCAGCCATCGCCAGGGCGAAACGTGCCTCGAGCGAGGACAGATCATCACGTCCGTGGATGTCTGTCCTTTCAATTGTTAACTGGTATTCCATTACTCAGACTCCTGATTCCAAAAGCAGTTCATATGGTCACTCTCAGCAACTCGTCAGTTTTGGCTAATAGCTCGCGCTCGGTGCCGTATGTCGCAACGAAAGCCGATTTGTTTGCTGCAAGACTCGGCCCCATCAACTGCTCCGCTTCCTTGCAGGTCAGGCCGTCTGGCGGGACGTTCCTATGGTGGTGAGGGCAAAGGGGTATCGTTGAGTCATGGCCCAGCCGATACCCTTCCGTCAGGTGGTGAATATCTGGCGGCTGGTAGTAGCCATAATGTTCTCCGCAAACAATGCACCCAAGATCACGCAAGGCATTGAAACGGCGGCGCTGTGCTTTCGTTGCGTTCATCCTGCTCCCACCGTCAAAAACTGATCCACTTCCCGCGCCAACAACGCATCGTTCGTGCCGAGAAACTTCGCTATCACCCTGACGCTTGCCTCGAACAGCCGTGAAAACTCCAGCGCGTCCATTGCCGCGTAACTCAGGCTCTTGGCCTCGCGCATGACCGTACCGTCGTACATCTTGCGGTCACGGTAAAACCCCGCCTCGATTGTCACGGCTTTGCGCCAGTCGTCGAACGAATCAAAAGCCTCCTGGTTCTCGAACCCAAGCTGGAGCAGGGCAAAATGTTTGCGGTGAAATGCACCGTTCCTTGGCTTCACTACCTTCGCCTTCACAACTTCACCAACGCCCAGACTGCGCAGATAGTCCTGCGCTACAGGATCAATTGGCTCCAGCTTTCCGAATGACTTTTGCAGCATGAGTTCTGTCATGCGAACAACTCCGCTTGCGGCGATTCCATCCGATACCGCGCTACCGTGCATTTCTCGCCAAACTGGTTCTCGACCTCGGTTGGTTCTGTCGTAATCAATACGCCGCGCTTTCTCAAGTCATTTATGCGAGCAGACAGGCGATATATCCCAAGCAATCGCCATGCCTCGATAGGCGTCACAGAGCCGCGCTGGTTCATGTAGGCTTCAAGTCTGGCGCACTGGCTCATGCGACTGGCTCCCAAACGCACTCATCCCACGACACGACCGGCTCCGGTGTGCGTAGCTGGCAGCGTTTCGCGTAGGTCAGGCGCTTGCAGACAAGTACCTGGTATCTCGATAGCGCATCATGCTCTCGTGGTAATGCCATTACCTCGGCCTTTGCGCCGACAAGATCCTTTCGGCAGTTGGTGAGCGTCACAATATCGCCTACGCAAATCATTCCGACACCACCGACAACGCCAAACGAACGTCATCGCTCGTCTGGCAAACGAAAGCCAGTGCATCGCGTTGCCGCGCCTTCGCCATAAATTCCTTCTGCCCGTCCGTCAGCTTGCCGCCCCTAGCTTTGACCTCTACGCAGAAATACTTTCCGTTCGGGTGCGTACACAAAAGGTCCGGTACGCCGGTAGACGATATCTGGTTGACGTAACAGCCTGCCGCTTGCAGTTGTTCGACCAGGGCGGCTTCATTGGCGTCACGCTTTGCTGCTCGTCGGTGCAGGCTCACTCAACCATCCTCCCAATCTGCTCTGCCGCTATTTCCTGCTGCTTGAAGCCCTCCATTGGCTCGCCCCACTTGCTGCCATCGGGAAGCGAGAGAAATTCCAACCGCGCATCAAACTCGACGCGCATCTCATCCAGCCAAGCCAGCAATTCTGGCGACTGATCCCCTATCCGCTCACGCATCTTTTCGCGTTCAGTTTTGTTCATAGCTGTGCAACCGCTTGTGCTGGTGAGTAATTGCAGGTAGATGCGCGGTACTTGAACTCAGTCATGCCAACCTTGCCGACCTGCCGGAATCTGATCTTCTGGATATGAACCTCTATCGG